GTCTACACCTTCGGGACATTGATCAAGCCAATCATGTATCTCATCTCTGACGATAGGTTCAACCATCATTAGTTAACTCCTGATACCTTTTTACTACATAGTCATGAGCCTTGAGGATGTGTGGCTTGGCATTATTAAATAGATTAACATGCACATCCCACACTTCCTTAACCTCAACGGTATGTATGTACCATCTGTTGCGTGCGTCCTTGATGTAAGATGCTGCACTAATTACTGGTATCTCATCTAAATGTGATGGGATAATAACAGGTTCCTTATGTGTAAAGTCACGCTGTTTAGTAATAACAACAGGTTGTGATGGAGTAACAGGTGTTACTTCAGATGATGTTGCCTTACGTACAGGCTTGGGTTGTAGCTTTGGTTTTGTTGTTGTCATAATGACTAACAGAGTGAACAATAAGGGATGTGATTCCCTCATCCAACCCACTATAACATGGGCTGGAGGAGAGCGTCAATTATACGTGAGCATATCGTGACATAGTCATACTACCTGCAGGGTTGTACCCCTCAATAGTCTGATCATCACTCAACTCTTGCTCTTCCTTTTCATCAACAACTATAGATGCTACGAGTTCAATGAATGTCCAGACGGTAGCATTCTTATAACCTGTTAAGTTACAAGGGTTGTCCGTCCATAACTCTTCATTTACTTCACCGCCGTAGTTATCGGCAATGAATTCAATGATCTCGTCCTCATAGGTGTCATAGAACTTGATGGTGTCACCATAATATATGTGTTCATGGCACACACCAGATCCACAACCATGATCGACAATTTCCTTGCATGTCTCGTAGTCATAGGTAGCTTTGATGTTATCAATAGCAGATTGCATAGTGATAATTAATAGGTGAACAATGTGCCCAAAGGGCAACGATCCTAGCGGGAGTTGAACCCGCGTTGCTACCGTGACAGGGTAGAGTCATAACCGCTAGACCATAGGATCAGTCAGCGGGGTGCTGAATTAGAAGTGCAACCCCGCACTCAAATGTTATGCTAAGCAAGGATCATTGAGCATCTTCTCAAGGCGTGACCTTGTTACGTTACGTGTGTGTCCAATCTCATATGCACGCTCACTATTCAGTAGGTTATTATTAACCCAGAATCCTAGTGATACGTCGGGATTAAACATAACGTTTGCGATTGCTCTCTTGCTAACATTTCCATATTCATAACCCTTTCCGCTTTTGAATACGCATCTTGCTTTTTGCTTGAGCAAATCAACCTCCAAGCTGTCGATTGCGTTGGATGTACGGAATGGTACTTGTACATAAGACATGAGTTTAAACATGGTAAGTAAGGTGAACAGTAAGGGAATGAATCCCTTATCCTGCCTACGAATAGGCAAGATGAGAGAATCAGTTAGGAAATACTAATGAGTAATCACTAATCAGTAGATCCCTGATAAGCTCACGATCAGTCGAGTCATATCCAAAGGATAGTGTACCATATGGATGATCGGGTACTACCCACACATCACCCACTAGGTAGGTGTTGATGATATCACAGACCATAGAGCGTGTTGCTCCCATGTCATAGATACCACCACGTCCATAGAATCCAAGGACATACTTAACGAAATCTTGCATGATAATAATGCGAGTGAACATGATAGGCAAACGCCTAAAGTATGGGAGGGATTTGATCCCAAGCATCACGCTAACTCCATACAATTTACTTGATCATAATTGATCCCGTAAAATTCGCATAACTGCTCATCAGGATCTTGATAAGTACCATCAACGATCTCATAAGGAACGTCTTCAACGTAGAGATCAATCTCTCCGTCCGTGTACTTGTAATCAAACTTGTGATCACGAGCAATTGCGATAAGCTCAGCTTCATAAGCTGGCTTGCAGTGTACGATAACATACATTTGTGTAACTCCAGTTACTAAACAAATGCTGTGTGTTGGAGTTGCACCAACATCCATGCTTAACATGCACAGCTGTTCACTGTTCGCTACTAGCAATGGGCGGTAGAGCGGCTGAGCCTACGACCTCTTCCGTCAAGCGACCAGGTCAGGGTAACCTCTGGCGGATCGTGCTACCAACACGACTAGACTTTCGTCTCGCTTGATTTGTTGTTGACACGGTAGCCAGCCGAACTGCGTACTTACCGATCCGGTGATGAGTGCGGCTCATGCCATCTTTCCTCATCGCTATATACGTAGTATAAAACCACGTTGGCTGATCTGTCAAGCATTGTAACGGATTGTTACTGGATGACCGACTCAGCAGGGTTGTCTCTCATTCTTCTGGTTGAAGTTATCGAGACTCTCCTCACCCTTTACAGGGAGAGTCGAGATCACTCAACATCAAAGAAGAATGGACATTGTATCATATCGCCACAGATCATGTCTCATTGACTGTGGAAAAACCTGTGGAAAAGCCTCGCTCGCTACGCTCGCTCGGGCGCATGATGCACACGCATTACACGGGCACGACGAGCGAGCGCGTAGCGCGAGCGGGGGAATCTTTTTCCCAATCGACAGGGGATACTACCCACCCCCCTATGGGGGTTTCCTGGCGGTGACGTATATAATAATAGGCTTAAGAAATTTATGTTATTTTTCTATGCCATTTATCACTTTTCTTTATAATCTTCACTGCTTTCTCCCTAGAGACACATTCCTGTGCTTTAGATTGAAGTTTCAATAGTTTCTGTTCTGCTTTATTCAAAGTAATGTCATTCTAAGTGCGTCTGCTAACGATCTATAGGATGAAGCTACATACACTTGTCCACACACCACTGCTAAAGTAGCTATAGACCAGAATATATAGTAATACCGTTGTTTATGTTGTGGTGGGGCTGTCATGGATGGTTTATTACTGTTTAAAGGAGGTGTATTAGGTATATTAGTATGTTCTTTAAGAGAAAATAGATAATATAAGAAAGGAGGAATGAGTCCGAAGGACGGAATTCCTCCCTTGAGGAAAAGGTCCACCCTTCCTTTCCCTGTATACATACCACATGTTCTAAACCCAAGTAGGCGTAGGCTTTCCGTTATCTTTACCGTTAGCTTGCCTTCTTTGGTCTATGTTCATATTTAATACTAGGTGGTTAGCAGAGCTCTGAGGGTTGTCTAAGTACTCTTCCAGCATAGAGTTCCATTCTTCTCTTTTACGCTGGTTCACAGCCTCCTGAGCGCTAATAGAGAGTGCATCTGTGAAATACTTGACCCCTTGTGCGAGAGCATCGAGTCTATCATCGTGTTTAACAGCACCTTTTTCTCTACACATCCTAGACATCTGATAGAAAAGCATATAGAGAAGACGTTCTTCAGGAGCTGCATCTTTATTAGAGTTATAATCCCAATCAATAACCGACCTATTACATACAAGACGATGTTGATTAAGAACAGGCTCCAACGAATCAATGATCCGATCTTCTTTACGAACATTAGCTCTAGTTTCTTCTATGTATATACGCTGTTTGGTCTGTTGTAAGTGTTTTTTAAAGAGTTCAGCTACTATTCCGTCACCAAAGTTAGATTCAATGAGTAAAGTAGTTACATTGTAACGTCTACATCCTCGAAGTATATCCAACAAGGTGTTGTCTGAATATCCGTCTCTGTAAGCTCGCATCTCATGCAAGTATAGAAACCCGTTCTTTTGGGATATAAAAGCTGCTGCTGTCTCATCAGTTCCTCTTCCAGAGGGGTCAACTGAGCAAATAGTTTCGGTGTAGGGGGTCCACTCTCCCTGTAACTGCATTGGAGAGTAAAAGTAGTCTCCGGGGAGTCCGACGGTTGGGACGTCTTTGATAACGTTTGAGGGATCGGAGCACCATATGCAAGCGTCTGGAGCTGAGTCAGGGTTAACAGAAGTAACAACCAGATCAGCCATCTTAAGGGGAAATTTTTCAGCATCGGATAAGCTCGTATCGAGCATAAATTGGAGCATGAAGTTAGACCGTCCCATTGACGCTTCACGCTCTATTAAATCTTCCTCATCAAATCTATCTGAATCTGTTGTATCCCAGGCTTCAGCTCCATTATCAATATCTTCTTGTATCTGAGGAGCTAATAAACCCTCATATTTTGAGAGGGCTCTGGGGTATCTCGCTGGCCAAACGAAGGGACGATACGAACGCTCTGCCAGCTTACGATAAACAGTAAAAGTAGTCTGAGGAGTCCCAAGGTACATAATACGGCTATCGTTTTTGGGGGTAAGGATAGACTCGGCTTCCGTACAAAGTTGAAGTAATTTTTCACGCATTAACTCCGTCATGGAGTTTCCAGGAACCTCTATGTCGTCTAGTACTATCAAATCTGCGCGACTTCCGGTGAGCTGCCCAGTAATGCCCACGCTTTTGACGGACGGGGCTTGGTGAGGAGAACAGTTTACGTCGAAACTTATTCGGGACCATCTGGAATCGTCTGATTTGGGTTGTAGATGTACTAGCCATGGGGTTTCAATGATAAGTTTTTGTAGAAAGATTGACATGTTATCTGCACGTTCTTTAGATGCAGATATGATCATTATTTTCTTTTCTTTATCGTTAAATAATGTCCATAAAACAAAAGCACCAGTAATCCAAGACTTACCAACACCTCGGAAGGCTTGGATCTGAAGCCGTTTGGGACCATTTTGCAAGTAATTAGCAATTGCATATTGAGCTCTAGTAGGGGAAGGTAGCTCTAATTGCTGCCATAATGCTTGTAAAAATAATTTAAAATCATCCTTTAGGGCGTTAACGACATTAGCGCCCTGCGGCGTTTTTCGTGTCTTCTTCATCGAATGAATTCACATCATAAGTGTTACGCTCTTTAAGTGGTTTATTAGTTTCAGTTCCTCCTGCAGCACGTGGGGTATCTTGGTGACCTTCATTGGCTCTAGCTATACCGCTAATAACACCAGAAGCATAACCAAGACCTTTAGAGATTTTACCCCAATCATCTTTTGAAATACCTTTTCCTTTAGACATAATAATTATAGTAATTTAGATAAATCTTCAACATCATCAAACGCACCTGTTATGCGTCTAATATTACTAATAGGTTTACCTGTTTTAGTAGTTCGTTTAGATAAATCAGTGTTTTTAACTTGAAAGCCGCCTTTATGTATAGCTTGAGCTGCATCTGTACCAAAACCTATAATTAAACTACCAATTTCAGCAGCAAAACCTAAGGGAGCACCGATTAAACTTGCTTGAGCTGCTAATCCTGCTGAGTCAAGTCCAGCTTCTGCCACTCGTAGAGCAGCCCATGTTTTATTAGCAAATGTAGGGTTTCTAGCTGCAATTTGCAGAGCATTCGTAGCTTGTGTAGCTGTAATACCAGTAGATATTCCTGGTATAAATTTACCAGCACGTTTTGCTACACCTCTAACTACTCTAGAACCTCTACCAATACCTTTAGTTGGTATTCTTATTTTAGCTGAATTATCTAATTTACCAATCTTTTCATCAACTAAAGCTGTTTTAGCTTCATAGGATAATGGTTTACCATCTGCATCAGTTGCATTAGAAAGAGCTCTGAACTCTGCTTCTTGCTTAGGTGTATAATCACCTCGCTGAGGTAAAGCTCCAGTACCACCATTCTCAGGTCTATCCTGCCAAATTAGAAAGTCTTGTTTCCAATTTTTCATTTTATTAGCTGATGTACTAGGGTCGCCAACAGCTAATTGAGTAGCTCCATGAGTTAAAGTTTTATGTTGATCAGCAAAATTACCAACAGCTGTTGATGTACTCTTACCTCTTTGTAAGTACGTACTTCTAGGACTATTAGCACCTCCTGCAGCAACAGGTTTAGTATGTCCAGTAGAGAATGATCTTGGACCTTTTAATTTATTAGATTTCGCTACTTTACCATGTTGAGCAGTTAATTCTGCCAGTAATTCACTCTTATATTTAGCGATTACCTTATCATCAACACCATCTAATTGTTTAGCCCAATTATCGAATTCAGAATTAAAGTCAGCTATTGCTGTTTTCAACTCAACTGGCATATTATCTTTAATTACTTGTCCGGGATATATTTCATTTATATTTCTTTTTAAAGTAGCTTTACCTCTTACTCCAGCATCTTCTGCTTTAAGTCCAGAAAGACTTTTAACATTCTCAATACCACCACCTTTACTTCCTCTGACTCTTATTTTAGTGCCATCAGGTAGTATATAATCAGCAGCACCAGTAAGATCTTTAGCTCCAGTTTTTAAATGTTCTAGAGCTAATTTCCTAGCTTCCACTCTATCAGCAACCTTTCTATAGGTAGTGTTGCCTACTTTTACTGTTTCAGCTGCTTTCTTGTTTTTTGGTACAGTCATAATTAAAGTATCAAACGATTTATGCTCTAGTTTACCTGTTTTTTTATTTAGTACTTTAGCAGCGCCTTTCTCACCACTTAGTTGAAATCCAGGTTCCTTAAGAAAATCACGTATATACTTTTTAGCTTTAGTAGGGTGATCTGCGTTTAATTCATAATCACCAGGAGGTAAGTACTTCCTAAGTACATTAAATTTCTTCTTAAGTTTATTGATATCTGATATATTACCTTTGCCTGTACCTTTTTTATCTAAGATATCAATAAAGGTTTTATTAGAATCTAAGTCCCTACTAATTTTAATTGAACTAGTTTCAAGAGTATCACCATCATACCAGACCCCTAAACGAAAATGTTCGGGGTCACCAGGTCTAAATTCAGTACTTAAAGCTTTGGTTATATCTTTGATATCCATAGTTACCTCTTAACTATAACCGCGACCCCTACCTTTTCTAGGATCGAATTTCTTTGACTTACCTTTACCAGCTTTTCTGTCAGCCTTCCACTTACGATGCTTCTCCTGAAGTTTCCATCTTTCTTCATCTGTGAAGCCTGCTTTAGCTGCTGGACTATTTTTTGTTTTGTCTAACCATTCCTTTTTAATTGCGTTAGCCTTCTCTGCGTCTGATTCTTTTTTATCCTTAGCTGGGTTGTGCTCCTTTGTATCAGTCTTTTTAGTTTTATTAGCATGTTCTTTTAGAGTTTTACCGTACTCTTCAGGATCAGCTACTGTACCTTTACCCTCGATTTTCAAACGATCTTTCTCTTTCTGTAATCTTTTATCTCCTTCTTCTTTAGCTTTCTTATTTACAGGAGCATCAGCATCTTTTTTAGGGATGTTTGACATTTTCCCTTTATCCTTTGCTCGTTCTTGTTGACGCGCTTCTTTTGATTTCTTTTGTGCATCTGTAAGTGCAGCACCTTCTTTTTTAAAAGTACCTGTACTTACCCATTTTTTACCATTCCAGGTTTGTGTTACATATTTAGATCCGTGACGAACCCTACGTGTGGCACCTACTTTCCTCTTACGTTTGTACCAGAGGCTACTTAAACCTTTATCATCTGTTAATTTGTTAGCCATAATTAAGCATTTCTCCTAATTTTTAAGCGGCTTCTACGGTTAAGACTAGCTTTCTGTAGACGACCTTTTGTTTTACTACCTGCGTAGTGTGCAGCATCCATACCATCACCGTTTCCGTAGGTACCGAGCTTACGATTTAATTTATTAGCAGCTTTTTTAATTGCTGCACCTTTAGGTGTTTGTTGGTATGCGGATTGTTGTTCAAGACGTCTACGCTTACCTGCTGGGTTCTTTTTATAATAATCAGACGTGCGACTTGCCATACATCCTCTTCTGTATTAAAGTTGGGTCTACATTAGGTATAACTTTAGCTAATTGATCTAATGGACTACCATCATAAGCTACACCTGTGATATCATTTGTTTTTAGCCAATCACAAGCAGCTTTTAGATCTTGAGTTGTAGCCTCACCACTTTTGATTCTTTTTAAAAAGTCTGCGGTGACAAGACCATGCAGTTCGTTAAACTGCTGTTCAGTGGCTTTTTTCATTAGTCTTCAAACCATTGTTTGTGTTTATCGTCTAATTTATTATAATCTGATTTAGACATACCAGCTTTAACATGTGGAGGTGTACCAGGAGGGTACGGATTACTCCGACTACCAAGAGGTCCAGGATTTGCTTTTCTTTGCTTCATCAAATCCTTATGCCATTGGGCTTCTGTTCTTGTTTCAGCCATTTATTTTTCTCCAGGGAATAAAGATTTTTTAATCATTGCGACTGCAGCGTCGTCTAATGTATTCTCAGTGGATGAAACCAGACCCTCAAGTAAATCAACAATCAGCTGTTTAACTGCTGTAGACTTAATAAAGGCGAATAGGATAGGTTTAATTAATACGATCATTTCTTAGTAGTGGTAGTGGTTTTCTTAGCTTCTGCTTTAGCTTTTTCAGCAGCTTCTCTGGCTGCTGTTTGATCTGAAAGGGTGCTCATTTTTTAAATGGGTTTAGTTTTTGATACCACTTTTTAGGTGGTGGTTTAGGGTTTTTCTTTTCTAGCTCTTTTTCATAAGCTTTAATTGGAATAACATCTGAACACATATTCCAGACACGACTATGAGGTATGATCATGAAGCCCTTCTGTTGAAGTTCCCCACATTTCAATACTCTAGCCATTTCATATTCCAATCTCATTTTCTCTAATTGACGATCTGCAGCTGCTTTACAACGTTCAACAAGTGAGCCATCTAGGGGAACCATGAAATTAATCTGTCCTCCCCAGTTCTCAGCTACAGTGTAGCTTTGTTGACTCATATCTTCATCAAAAGGGGTGGTATGATTCCCCATATAAAATGGGGAGAACGTCATCGTCGCGCCGTTACACGAGATGTTCGGTCCGATGACCTGACGACTTGGAGCTCCATTATTCTGGAACTGGACGGCTTGATTTGTAACGTTTCCTGTAGCCGCTGCCACAGGGTTTGAAGTATTGTTGGTTTCTCCCTCTTCAGCATATGCAGGTACTCCTATTATTGCGAGAATATAGATAAGGATGTAGTAGTAGCGGTAGTTTCTATTACGCGGTCGATTTCGATCTTCTCTACTATTTGGCTGGCTGCTCTGTCTATTATCTCTAGAGAGAAATCTGAACCAGCTGTTGTTATAGTAAATACTGAATCGGTATCGGCTATTCCTCCAGATGTTGCTGAAGTATGAGTAATATTGTCTCCTGACCATTTGTTTAATGCGGATCCATAAACTGTTGTTACTATCTCCTCTGTAATTTCTTGGGTAGTAGTTGTGGTGGAATTCATTGACCCCTGTGTGAATTGTGGGGTCACTAATTCTGCTCTTGCTACCGAGGGGGATAACAGTAGGAAGAGTAAAAGCCATTTCTTCATTCTTCCTTTTTCTTTGCCATTGGACAGTTTATTGGTTTACTTTTATCATTCTTATTACCAGTAGTCAAACCAAATGTTGCTAGGGCTCCAGTGAAGACCGACGCGACGAAAGTGATATCTGAGTTACCAGATTTCTTTATCATTGGTAATTCCACGTAGTTTAAAGTTATGATAAAACCAGACCAAACGACTACACCGAGTCGAACAAAAGTTCCAAGGATTTGGATCTGGGTTTCATTATCCTCCGCTGCATTTTTTAGCTTGTGGAGGAGGTTTTTTCCTTCCTTTTTTTCTTCCATGCATCAACTCTAGATTGTAGTTGCTTCTGAACTTTCTTTTTAATAGGTTCAAATAAAGATTGAGTAACGGTTGTAGTTGTTACTGCGATCACAGCTGTTGTCACAGCAGTCACCACGACCGCCGTCTCAGGTATCGGCATCTGTATATCGATGATCGGTATCTTTAAGCTCGGCGGTGCAGGTGTTTCTGTCTTCTCCTCTTCCTCAGTCTTAACCCCCTCAGGAGCCTCTAGATCGCTTGGAGGGATGATCATTGGCTTGTATGCCGGAACATCCGGTACAGGCTGCTTCAGAGTCATCCTAGGTAGGTCTAAGGCTTTAGGAAGGTTAGGAGTTGGAAGATAAATACTACCAGGGGTTACCTGTGCCAGTAGTTGGAGTTTTTTGCTCATTTACGCCGGTTTCTACAGCAGCCTCAATTTGCGCCACAGTTGGGTTAATACTATCAGCTGTGTTAAGTTCACCAATACGTGCCTTAACCCAACCAATTACTTCTGCTTCTGTTAAATCTGCATAAGGTTTTAAAGTGCTAGGCTTAGGTAAAAATACTTCACCAGTAGCTCTGAATTTATAAGCACCATCTTCACCATTAACACGATAGATAGCTCTTTTAACATACCCATCGGCTAGTTCGCGCTCTAGGGTGTTGATTTGCCAAGTTTTTGTTACTGCCATTGTTTTAAATTAAGGTTTTGGGTATTTATCTTTTGTGGCTTTGATTGCAGTGGCAAAGCCTCCACTTGTTGTAATTGTACCAGCTACGATATCTTTATAAATAAGATCTAACTGATCTCCGATAGATGGATATACAGTATCTTGAGACGATCCTGGGACTTCTCCTGTTCTATCTGTTTGATATTTAACCGCTGCAGCCTCATTATTTAATGTAGTGCGTGCTGCATCGACATTTGATTGTACTATTGTTACACGAGTCCAATCTTGTTCAAAAGCTCCGGTATCGCTATCGCTATCATCGCCATCCGCAATATGGACCACATTAGGGTAAGCTTTCCGAACAGCTTCGTGATCAAAATGTATCATTGCCATTATGCATCTACCTCAATAACTGTAATTGTAGAACCAGTTCTGGATTTATAACCATCACCAGTATAACTTTCTCTATCATAGAAACCTCTATTTAGATATCCAGTAGAGCCGCCTTCCATAACCCACTGCACTTTATAAGTATGAGATCCATTACCAGGGTCATCTAAGTAAACAAAACCTTCAACGCATGTACTATAGTATGCACCCATAGAACCTCCTGCATTACCGCCGTAACCACCACCTATACCATTCCTACCGTTGGAAAAGGTAGTTCCACCGCCAATGACAGTACTTCCTCTTAGTAATCGTCTGTATACGGTTGAGTTTGAACCCCAACCACAGCTTACAAGTACAAGTACTTTGTTGCTATCACTAACTGTAATAGTCTTAGTTAAACCTGAAACGTCTGCCCAACTTGAAGATGTTGAACTAACAGTTGCAGCTTTGTAGTTTTGTAAAACTTCTTTGAGTTTACCTTCTCCAGGTGCTGTTGCAATGTTAGTTCCATCAGCAAAATAAATAGTCATTTAGCTAACCTCCGTGAGCGCCATTCTGTATTTTTTACCAGAACGATTGTTTAACATAAAGATATCATCTTCACCTTCTTGCAACGTCCAATCACCCCATGTTCCATCGACAGAGTTAGAACTACCTTCATTAGAGAAGTGTGCATCGTTTACATATAAGTTAGCCCAACGATAACTACTAGAACCTAAATTGTAAGCATTATTTGTTGCTGGCATTACACCACCAGATTCAATAGTAACATACTCAATTCCATCGGCTTGACGGAAAATATGTTTACCGCCACCAGCACAGAGATATAAATGATTTGAATGGCATTGGATCTTAGCTGTACCAGTACCACAGTCTCCAGTCCAGTTACCAGATGTCATTCTGATATCCTTATTGGCATCCATCACTATACCTACACTAGATAGATAAGTAATCCTATTACTATCATAGTACTGTTTTACACCAGCATCAGGTTCAATAATTATACCATCTTCACTGGTTTTAGTTCTGATGTAAAGATTTCCAGTATTATTTTCAATGTATGTATTTCCACTCTCATGGCGGAGATTCATATCATTAGAACTACCAATACCAATCTTTTGACCATCAGCCATTGTTATATAATGACCAGCACCACCATTAAAAGATAAAAGACCGCTTACATTAAGACCATTAGCGTTTATTTGAGCTTTCTGAGTATTATTGATCTTAAAATTAGTTGCATCGTCTCTTATATGCTGAATAGCCCACTGACCATCAGAATCTAAGAAACCTACCTCATTACTAGAGTTACAGTTAATCCATCCTCTATTAGTACCATTTGTCTGTAGAGCAATACTATTACTTGTTGCGCTACCAGACCTGAGATACATCACAGAGGTTGATTGCGGGTACATGAAGTAAGAGTTTTCAAACTCAAGACCCATGCTACCTTGAATATAAACACCTGTGGATTTTGTTTGGAGTTTCTGAGCACCATCATAATATAATTTTACAGCCCCATTCGCATCAGCATTAATCAGAGCTTCACTAGAAGCTTTGTTCTCTATATTTAGATCATCAGTATTAATTACTAATGCACCAGTGTTACTTTTAATGTAATTATTACCTTCAGAGCTTTTATGCCATATTTGTAAATCATCTGAAGCACCTATCTTAATTTCTGCATTATCTCCGTAATATGAATGGGAGCTAAAATATGCATTTCTCCATCTAGAACCACTAGCACCTAAGTCATAAGTATTGTTAGCGTTTACTTTAGCATGTGCGTGGAAATTAATTTTATCACTAGCCGTTTCGAGCTTTATAGCATTATCATAGTAGAGTTTTACGGCTGCGTTTGCGTCTGCAACTAAATAATTTTCACCAGTAGTATACGCTCTTAGGTATAAAGCATCTCCATCTATACGTAGATTACCTGTTTTGTTTTGTATATAAGTGTTATTAGTGTTTTCATGATAAATCAGTAAATCATCTGAACTACCGATACCGAGACCAGAAACTGTACCACCACCATCTCCCATATGGAGATATCCAGAAACAGTTGTTCCCGTATTGTGGGTATGAAACTTTTTAGCATCGTTATAGTACAGTTCAACACCACCGTCAGGCACACACTTAATGCTCATCTCGCCTTGTTTACCTTCAATAGCGATATTACCAGCATTATTTCTTATATAAGCGTTAGAGCCATCATGATATATATCCATCTGTGAAGATGAATCACCTAAAACTAGTTTAACAGTATCCTCGAATCTAAAAGTCTTTGCTGATTCATCCCATGTAATATCAGCACCTGAAACTGTTCCATTGTCAAAAGTGACATCACCAGTAAAAGTACCACCACTGGCACTCATTACTGGGAATCCGCCTGATGTTGAGCCGTTATGTACGACAAGGGTTTCCTTATCGGTATCTACAGTAACCTCTCCTTCGGCTCCAGTGAAGCTACTGTGTTGTGACGTAGTTCCACGTCTTAATTTTAATAGTTTTGCCATTTATAAGGTACCAAAGTCTAAGGTTAAGTTACTACCAGCAGAGCCATCAATTGTGTCTGCTGTTAAAAGTCCTGTCACAGTAGTGCCAGTCGAGGTTGTTTCTAGTTTCTTGGCATTATCGTAGTATAATTCTACAGCACCATTATGTCTGATATATACACCAGCTTCAGTAGTACCAGGAGTTATAAATACGTCAGATGCAGATTTTATATATAAATCATTAGTAGCATTAGCAATAACTGAGTTAGTTGCATCATGATATATACTTAAATCTGTACCAGCACCAAAGGTTAAACGATCATCAGATGCTCCACTACTGTCTCCAAAGATGATATTCTTAGTATTTACATTTAAGTTACCACCTAATTGTGGTGCAGAGTCACTAACAACTGCTGAAATACCTGGTGCTATACCAATCCAAGAAGAACTATTATAATAGTTTAAAGTATTACCTGTACTATTATACCAAAGATCACCTTCAGAAGGACTACTTGGTGTAGAAGAAGCTATAGTATACTCAGCTGCATAACGATTTACATCAGCGATTGAACCAGCTACAGTATTAACATTACTAATTGAACCTGCTGTAGTATTAACATTGGATATAGATCCAGCTGTTGTATTAACATTAGCTATTGAACCAGATACAGTATTGATTTTAGCTATATCATCAGAACAATTACTCATAGCAGTTACGTTACCTGATGTAGCTAACGTATTCATATCACTTACAATATCAGATGTAGCAAGTGTATTCATATCTGATACAACATCAGCCGTAGCTAAAGTGTTTAGATCAGATACTATATCAGCTGTTGCTAATGTATTCATATCAGAGATTACATCAGCATTAGCTAATGTATTCATATCAGCAATGCAATCTGTTGTTGCAAGTAATGCCATGTCTGCAACACAATCTGCAGTACCAAGCAAGTTCATGTCTGCGACAATCGCTGCTGTACCAAGAGTGTTCATGTCAGCTACTGCATCGGCTGTACCAAGACGTTGAATATTTGCAATATTATCTGCTGCTGTTTCAATACTATTACCAGTACCTGTGGTTAAAGCATCTGTAATAAGACCTAAGTCTTCTGTATATGTTATATTACCTGAAACAATTGCTATATCTGCAAGAACTGATTGATTAGGAGTAACAGCTGAATAACCATCACCAGCTGATCCGTCTCTAACCATCATCGATTTGTTAGATGATGAATCAAACCAGAGATCACCTATTTGTAAAGCAGATGAATCTTCTCTTGTAGTAGGAGCTGAAGTTTTTATTTGGTATGTATCAGCGTAATTCGCAATATCAGTTAGATTTGTAGCACAAGTATTAACAT